TCTAAATTCATGCGTATCCAAGATGAATCGGACATTCCTCAGATAGCATTGTCAATGTTGACCAGTCAAGCTTGGAAGAAGTCCGAGTGTCTTGGCGGGGAAGCAAGTCAGGTTTGAGATGCACGGAAGAATCGTTGGCTTTGGTTGTCGAGCCCAAGTCGGCAAAGACACAGCAACTAACGCAACCGGGTTCACTCGAATGGCATTTGCTGACAACGTTCGTGCTCTGGCCTCAAGAATAGATCCGTACGTTAACGACTTCGGTCTCCGCCTTTCAGACGCAGTTGAGCGTCTTGGGTGGGAGGGGGCCAAACTCGAGATTGATGAAGTCCGTCGACTGTTGCAAGAACTTGGCGGTGGCTCTAGAGAGATGATTGACACCTCTATCTGGGTGTATCCAACCATGACCCGAGCAACTGAATTAATGCTAGATGGGTACAACGTCGCCATTTCTGATGTTCGATACCCCAACGAAGCAGACGCAATTAGATCTGCTGGTGGAATCGTTATCCGTATCGATCGCCCTGACGTACCACGCCTTGACCATCCGACCGAAAACGCCCTCGATGACTACGACTTCGATCATGTCATCGATAACAGCGGCACCGTAGAAGAGCTACGTGCAGCCGTAAGGGCGATTGTCGGCAGTGGCTCGTGAGATACCGGTAGATCCCGATCACCTAGCTCGCCGCCCAGCATCTGAAGCGCAACGCAGCGAAAAACAAGAAGCAATCGTTGACGCTGTCGAAGAACTACCAGAACTAGAACGTTCCGTCGTTGAACTACTCATTTGGGGTGGTCTTACAAAGGTCGAAGTTGCCGAACACCTCGGTATTTCTCGGTCGTACGTTCACAAACTATGGAGACGGGCTCGTGTCCTACTCAAAGGCCAGTTGTCAGACAATAACTGAATGGGGTCGCTGCAAACAGCGCCCCCGTCATGATTCGCAGTGGTGTTCGTATCACTATGCCGCATCTCAAATTGCTGACTTCAGGCACGACTCTTATTACCACCGGAAAATAGCTGTAGGTCTTCTCAACTCAAGCCACGAGATTCTTACGAAGACAGAAATAGACGCATTGTTTAAGGGGCGCACCAGAAATGACGGCCGCCGCACTGACCTCTACACCATCCTGTAATGGAGGGATTCACCAATCAAGGTGACCCAGCCGAGCTAGGGTTCACCACCATGATGACAATGGGTCCTGAAGGGTCTGTAACCTCTGTTCATCGGATCCCAGAAGAACAGTTCGTCCATACCTGTGACGCTGATGCCAGGTGCATCTGTGGGCCTCACGTAGTTGTCAACGTAATGCAAAGTGGCCCTATACCGATGGTTCAACACCAGCCTCTGTACAAGGCATACTACGAAGACTTCGAAGAAGACGGAATCGATATCCAGTTCTTTGACCTCGACGACGAAGAATAGTTGCGGATAAAAGTTCACTACGCTAACTTTGGTTGGTTACCGAGGAGGGGTTATGAACATATCGGCTACATGTCGTGATTGCGGGCAGACTGAGACAGAAAGCATCTGGCCTCAAGACTGGAACAAATACAAAGAAGGGGAGCTAGTCCAGAACGTCTGGCCTTACTTCTCTGCTGATCAACGGGAAGTGCTCATAGGGGCGAGAACCGGCTGGTACTTCTGTCCCCCATGCTTCGACAGGATCCACGCAGAATGAAGGTCCAAGAAGCACTATTCACCTATCTCAATGATCCTGGCTCAGGTCTCGTTAAACCAGGATCTCGGGCGAACTATTCTTCAGAGATACGGAAGCTTGACAAAGAACTAGAGCTTAACTCGATCACCGAAGAGGACCTAGTAGCAGCCGTCTACACCCCGGTAAGCAAAGGACCTCGAACGGGTGAACGCCCATCGGACGGAACTATCCGCAGCCGACGAAAGGTATATGAAGGGTTCTTTAGTTACTGTCAATGGAAAGGGTGGATCTCTGAGGACCCAGCAGCCCACCTCAAGAGACACTTTACGGGCAAGGGGCAACCAGTCGTCCAGCACAACTGGCTAACCCAAGAAGAAGTTGAACGAGTACTAGGCACAGTTGACACCAACGACAAGCAGGGGAGACGAGATGACATTCTCCTACGTTTGGGATTCACCGCTGGGCTCCGAGCTAAAGAGATTGGCTCGTTACGCTGGAAGGCCGTCAACTTTGACCGTCAGGAAATAAGTCTTGTCGGCAAAGGAGGAAAGATAGCTATCGTCTCAATCTCGAAGAACACTCTCCTTCGCTTAGTTGACTGGCACTCTGAATGCGCCGCAGACATTCAAGGAAGGCCGCACGATCACGCCGTCCTCCCCCCATTCTGTAACGAAGCTGTCGGAGTAGATCCACAGACCGGCCTCTTCCTACCAGAGCGATCGATCCGAGCCCTTTGGGATAACGAAGGGATCTCGAACACGGCTATAGGCAGAATCGTTCGCAAGTACTCAGACTTGTCAGGCATCAAGTTCACTCCGCACGACATGCGGAGGACCTTCGCCGGATTGATGTTCAAAAGGATTGACATCTACCAGGTGTCTAAAGCAATGCGTCACTCTGATGTCTCAACCACCGAACGATATTTAGAAACTCGTCCTGACGCTGCGGCTCAAGCAGTTCGTTCAGCCGGACTCGACTTCTGATCAGTCCACAGATGCCACGTCAGATACGACCATGCCGTCCCCAAAACCACTCGACCGATGTGGTGATCTCTGTATTTCCACCACATCGCACTAATCGTTGGGAACCTGCCACTCAGGATCGCTGCTAACTCCCATCCCGCAAGGATGGCTGCCAGCGTCCTCATAGGGGAACACCTAGCCCCCTTGATAATCGGGGGCACCGGGTTTGGCAAAGACCGAGGGGTCACCAGTCGCCCAAAACTTTTCCACGTTGGGGTTCACCGAGCCAGCCCCGGTGAACCCTTTCGTCTTTATGGAGCTAAGTGTCTTACGAGCCTCATCGAGGTCGTAGGCAAGATTGCAGTGCGGGCACCAAATGCCGCCGTCACCCAACTCTCCGCAATGTGGGCAGAGTTTCAATAGCCCATTGCCTTTTTCTTTTTCTTGGCGGGAGCTTTCTTCTTGCCCGTCGCCTTCTTCTTCTTAGGCATCGACCTTCGTGTTCCAGTCCTTCACTGCGTTCTTGAGAACGGACAGAGATGCTGCACCAGCAGCGGTAAAGGCTCCTTTAGCTGATGAAAGATCAGCGAGCACGAATATCGATAGGAAGCTCTGAACAAAAGTGCTTACCGACTTCTCGATAACGCTCTTCCACCCGACTTGCCTTTGTTTAACTTGAATAGTCATTAGACCTCCATTAGGTCTCCCGAAAGGTGGTTACGAGCCAACCTTTCTTAGGGTTAGTTTTGCAATCATACGCAGCGCAGAGCCGCTTCTGGAGGGCTCATACAGCGTTACAGCCTCCACCTCACAAGATTCCACTTCGTAGCTCTCCGTGGCTCCTGTGACGTGCCAGTCGATGTCCTGGAAGCGCACTCTGGTCTGCACAAGGTTTTGTAGATCTCTCGCTCTGAGAGCACCAGCTCCCTCCCCATTCTCTGGGAGAGGAGCACCGTTAAGTCCTTTAAGAAAGTCCCCACAATCGACAGGTATCTGCACCAACGTGTCCGCCAGACCGAGCGGGTGGAACCGAGTTGACAAGAACGTGAGAGCACAATCCCCTGAACCGTTGCCAACAAACTCAAGCTTCAACCCAAGCTCTTTTGCCTGCTTAGAAATAGCTACCGTATGAGACTTCAATGACTCAGACACTGAACCGTTCGCTAGAGCTGTGAAGTTCGCTCCACCGTCCACAGTGACTGAAGCAGTAATCGACTCCCCTGTCCCCAGCGGGTCCATAGTTAGCGACACGTCATCCCAGATCTTGAACAGAGCTGACGCACCATCGAAGAGACTTGTCTCCAGTGTGCCTGCAGTTTCGAACGCTGTACTGTCCACCCGGTAAATACCTCGGTCCTTCACGGCAAAGACAGGTAGGCCCTGCCAGACAGCAATTGAGGTCACGTCGCCGTCGAGGGCTGCTTGATACCACTTCGCATATCCACCTGTGGTCAAGCTGACAGCTCCGACCCCAGCTTTGCTTCCGGTCATGGTCTTCCAACCAAACAGCATCAGATCCTCATAAGCGGCAAACGCACCGACCTGATGATCAGCCGAGGTTCCTATCTCTGCCAGCTCAACAACCGTTGTTGCTACTAGAGCCCCTGATCCGTCAGGCACACACTGCAAGATGACTGCTTGCCCTGCGCTCGAACCTTCTGGTCGATACCCACGAACCCACACATAGCCACCACCAGTGGCTACTGAAGTGGGGATCATTCCCCCAGGCATCTTTAATGCTTCGAACGGTACGAAGAAGTCTCCCGACTCGTCGACCCCGAGCTTCCATGCATACACACTGCCGTTAGTTCCGGCGTAGCCACCGAAATAGAAATGCCCGTTCGATGTGTCGCCAAGAGTGATCGTCGAACCAACAGGCAGAGTTAAATGACCTTGGGCCTTCTCCTCAGCTCCTGAATCGTTGAGGGTGGTGAATCGGTTTGCGGTCGACCCCGAAGACTTGACCGCTGCACAGATCCGCCCCGCAGCCCAAGTGACTGAGAGAGCATCCTGTGTCGACCATGCGGCACCCGGTGTGGAAGTAGTCCCCCGGTAGATGTCATCACCATCCGCTGCGTACCAATACTGGCCGTCGGAGGCAAGGTCGTTAATTGTGATGCCGCCAGCAACAGTGATGTCTGAAGGCGATCCGCCAGCCGCCTGGATTCGAGAAACCTCCGTAGCTGACGAGACGTAGTAAAGGTCATCTCCAACAACCACGAGCTTAAGTCCGGCATACGTTTCAGCTTCTTCAAGGACAGTCGCATTTAATAGTTTGATTCGACCTTTCTCAGTGAAGGGATCTAACCCCACGCTGTCCCAGTAAGCAGAAGCCGTTGAAGCTCCTCGGTGGTAATACTTCTGACCGGCACCTGCATCCCAGTCATCAGCGGCTGCGAAGCTGTACCTCTCGATCGCTTCAGAGAACGGAGTGTCTGAAGTAGCTAGACGTTGAGGATCCAAAGGAACAATCGTTCGTAAATACTCCATGCCCTTATCGGGGTTATCCGCCAACATGTAGCCAGTCCCGTTAATGCCAACCTGATAGAGACGACCAACAGCGTTCTCGTCAGCGAACGCATGAACGTCGGGATACTCGACAGATACTAGGAGTGTGTCTTCACTGGCCATCAGCTAGACCTCAGGCCATAGTTATTCTTTGCTTGCAACCTGATCGAATAGTTCTGCCCACTCATAAACGTGAACGGAATATCAAACGATGTGCCTGACCCGGTTGTCCATCCTGAATCGAAATGAACGAATTCGGTAGCGTCCGGGTCAACAACCCGAACCCGATACTGAGCTTGGGTGTTACTTCCATCGGAGAACGACCAATCCAGAGTGACGTCGGTTGCCTGAGTGATCGTCATCTGATCGTCAGCGGGTTTCGCTACCCCCTCCAACGTGGTGATTGTCACAGTAGGTGTGCCCCACGCTGTGTAATCGACATCCGCTGAAGAAGCCTCAGGAGCGTGAACCCCAGAGCTATCACGGGTCGATACTTTCCATTTCGTTACAGCGGCCGGGATTGCATTTTCGTCCATATCCACAGCAAGAGAGAGATCAAGGCCAGTCCTCCAACCACTATCCCAATGCGTGACCGACTGCGCTGAATTCTGAGCTTGTACACGATACGCCCCCTGATTCTTTCCATCCGGGCTGTTAAAACTCCAGCTCACAGTGGACAAAGCGTCAACGTTCGCAGGAGCGTTCGTGGCTGTCACTCCTGTAGTAGTAGGAGCAGTACCGGGCGCTGGAGCTGAACCGGCGACTGCTTTGCGCCCTAACGCTGAAAGAGCAAGGGCGGTCATTAGTACTCGACGATTAAGTTGCCGTCGTCGTCGGTCATTTCGGTAGCGAGATACTCAGGGTCTTGACGTTCACTGATGACAATCCACATCGCCTGTTGACCGATCTCACCTTTAATGGTTAGACAGCAGCCGTTCATTTCCCATTTGACTGGAGAGCCACTCGGGCAAGACACAATCGACCAAGGATCCCTCGACAGGGCCTCAAACGTCCCCGGAGTCATCCCGGCTTCAGCGTCCATGCACACCTCCACTTCACTGGAGTCGAGAGTGACGGAACCTCGATAGATCAGATCTGCCCGAGGGCCCTCCACGAAAGAGTGACGAAGTCGTTTCTCCTCTCCTAACAGTGGATGTGTAATATCGAAAGTTCCGCTTGTCTTAGCTAGAGCACCAGTCACAGTGACACCAAGAGGGTGTGCTTCCAACCGGTCACTGCCTTGCACTTTCAGCTTCACTGCTGCGGTAGCACCAGCGGCTGTTGCTGTGTCTGACTCAATGGTCAGCTCACCGTTCGCAGCACCAGAGATCAATGACGTGATGTTGCCAGTGGTGTGCTCAAGCTGAATCGCAGGATCAGCCGTATAAATATGTAAAGCCTGATCAGGCGTATCAGCTCCCGCAGTCCAAGTTCCCGGAGCGGTTGCATCTTTAATCCCTAATCTTTCATAGGTGTGGTTATACGTCAGATTCGACGTAGTCATCATGAGATCGTCCATGATCCCTGAAGTAAGCGCAGCCACAATCGTGCGACCAGCGTCCCAGGCTTGAGCTGAAGTTGACTCTTGGCCACGAACCACAGTCAACGTGTACGGGTTCGAAGAACCGCTAACACCTGTGACCTTCACGATCTCCGGGGCATGCTCATCGCCCTCAGGGTCTATAACCATCATCAGATAGTTAGAGGCTGAAAGGCTGGTAGGCGCAGTGAAATTACCGTCAATGTTGACAGAGATCGAAGTCGCCCCACCAGAAGCGATAGCAGTATTTAACTTGCCTTGGACAAGGTTCTGGAATGATCGTGTGAGACTCATAGTAAGTGAGGCATCTTTCTGTAGGTCCTGTATTTAGGCAGGCCCTGCATTGACTTGGCTTCGTCGATTCGCCGGTAGACCTCGCCCCAAAGTTCTCGAGCCCAACGAAGGTTAACTCCCTGCCGCATAGCGGCCTCTTGGTTCCACTCCTCGATCTTGTCCACGTCGGTACGGTTCACTTCTCGACGAGTGACGGCGTATGCCGCCGCCCACAGAGCTGGGATGTCCTCAGCTCCAATAGGCACATCGATTGTTGCAGCATCACCAGACCCGGTAAAAGCGTAAGGAGTCTGATAGACCACAATGATCGAGTCGTTGTTCTCCACTGACGTTGGTGTACGAAGCGCCTTACCTGTCGACACCACACCAGTCGGCAAGTCCTGCTCGAACTGCCAGCCACCAATATCAATGATGCGGCCAGTCTGACCAATCATGTGACGAACCGAGTACACCCTCATGGTGTTCTCTGGCATCAGCACCCACTGCATGTCAGTGGTCCGGGTCATTGACTCCGTCACTCTGTGCGGAAGCTGGGCATTCATGACGGACTTAAAGCAACGTTGAATCCAGTCACTGATAGAAGAGCGGGGCCACGGTGGATTAATTAGTGCGGTCGCATCCGTTGCGTGACCGCTTGTTGCGGTGCTCCCTGCGTAACCCCGGCTAACGGTCAAAACGGGCGTCGAATCATTGCTCTTCGCCGTTATCAACATCAGCTCGTCACCAATTTCAAGAACGTCAGTCGCTTGTACACGACTAGCGTCATCGACCGTCAAGGTTGTATCGGTGGGGGAGTCCAATGCGCTTGATCCAACTGTGACCTGGAAGGGACGTTCGCTAGTGCGATATAACATTTCTAACGTGTCATCTATGAGCCCGCCGAGGGTCACCGTGGTTGTCGTAGCCATCTCATACTCCTACCCCTGAAACGTCACTTTCTACGCACCGCTGAAGGGGTCGGGCGGTACCTATTAACGGCAATATGGCTTAAATGCTGGGCCACTTCACCGAATGGGCCAGTGATATTGAAAGCCACAAGAATCTCGTCTGACTGAGCTGTGACCCTGTTATTTCCGCCGCCTGAATAGTCCAGCTCCTCCAGAGCTGACATATTCTCCGCATCCACAGGAGCCACATCCACCATGATCCCGGACATGAGGCCCTCGCCGTACATGCCCTCCATCCGATAGGGATAATCGCTTTGGTAGCCGATGGCCATGTGACCGAATCGGTAACGGTAATCACGAATATTCTGGTACTGGAAGTTCGTGCGGTACTGCATCGACGAGCCGTACGAGTAGCTGAACGTGTCAGTCGACGAGATAGCCACAGCTCCCAGAGCTTCCAGAGCTGCAGCAGCATCGGTGAGTGTCATCGTGACAGTGGTCGACACCCAGTTGTCATTGCCAGAACCAGAGTCTGTTTGAAGGGTGAAGAACAGGCCGGGAGTACCTTCGGTACCGGTACTTGAGTCAGTTGAATTAACCGACGTGCCCTGAGTGTTTAAGGTCTCAGCACCACTGATAGCTTCGGTGAGGTTCAGGCCCACCGTTCCAATAGTGGCCTCAAGGAACTGCTGCGAGTCAGTCGTTCCCTGAGCTGCAAGCGACTCGACACTAATGTTCGGAGTTGACTCCGTGAGATTGATCGTGTCCGTCGGAGTGACATCAACGGTTAGCGTTGCCGAGTCAGCAACACTGAACGTGTCAGAGATCGGATCGTCTACCCCGTTTCGATAGGTGACCTTCGACCGGTAGTCATACGTGTTCCGATACTTGAGAGGGAAAACACCAAACTGGTACTTCGCCTCGTGCCGGTACAGCTCGGCGTTGCGGTACGCAACGGCAGGCATAACTAGTTAATTAGTACCGACGGGCGACAACCGTAATTCATGTTTTCACCCATTCGTAGTTATCGGGGTCACGGTGATAACCGGGGAGCACCCATTCCAAAAGAGACTGATCCCAAACGAACTGCACCTCGTCGCCGTTCTCATCGAAGAAGTCATCTGGTGGGTACGCTTCCCAGCGATCTATCTCGTGAGGAAAAGCCAAAGGGCCGGGATGTTCTGGTCGAGGCATTAGATTCCCCCTGTTAGTGTCTCGTTCGGACGGTTGTAAACATCAACAGGGTTAGTGCTGTAGTTGCCACTGTTCGCCAATGTCCACTCACCGCTAGTTGTTCCGCCTTCGTGGAAGTAGCCGGTCGAACTGTTGATCGAGCCGCCAGAAACACTGAAGTAACTGTTGGACGTTGAATAATCGCTTGCTGAGAGTGGCTCAACCGTGAAGGTAAGGTTCGTTGTTGTCGATCCGCCGAGGTCCCACACATCCGCCGTCCCCGTGGAATCGTGTGTACCGTCGGCCTTTATTTTCATTGGCATCATAAAATTGCGGCCATCCCAGTTCAGGCTGAAATTGATGTAAAGGTAATCCCCTGTCTCATCAAAGGTAATCGCATTGACGTATATGTCTGTCTCTGAGTTGTCCGAGGTTTTCTTTGCTGAGATCTTGGTCGCCCATTGAACGGTGCCAGAACTGTTCATTGCAAAGAGCAAGCTCTTGTACTTGGTGCTACTCGTGTCGAGGTAGGTGTAGGCGGTCTGGATAACCAAAGACCCATCGCTTTTAACACAGCCACCTTGGCTGTAATAAGGATGAGTGTTTCCTTGTGATGCCGTGGTGTTGTAGAAACACCGATGCCATTGATGAGTTCCAGACGAGTCAACCTTGTTCATGATCGCCGGGGTACCTGACGTTCCGTTGTCTGCGTTGTAGCCAGTCAGATAAACGTTGTCTGATGAGTCAATAGACGACATCTTTGAGAAGCCAACCTTGTAGCTACCTCCGTAGGACATGCCGTACCAATTCATCCACTGACGGGTGCCGCTGGAGTTATATTTCGCAAGCGCCCACGGATAGGCACCGACAGTTCCTGAGTAAAGGTTAGCGTCCAAACCCTTCTGGAAACCGATGTAAACATCGTCGGAGGCACCTACAACGATGCCGCCCGTTGGGTTGAATTTGTTGTAGTACGGGTAGGTGGTGTAGCTACTTGCGTACACCCTTACTTTCCAATCGGTGGTGCTGCTAGGGCTAGCAGGAAATGTGTTCGGGAAACACCAGATCTCGTACTGGTCATTAGACGACACTGATGATGTTGTTTGATAGCTGTAGAGGAGACGATCATTTGAGTCGAGCTTGGCGCAGGAACTGGTGAAGCCGTAACCAGTAGTCGTTTGCCCGAAGCCAGAAGGCGTGAACTTTGACGAACCATCTGACTCCATCATCCACATACCGACGTTTAATTGCGAACTGCCCTGAAAACGGAACGGCGTGAACCACTCGTTGCTTGAATTGGCGTCTAGCTGCAAGCCATTCATTGAGCCGTAAACGTCGTAGGCGTATGTTGAAGCCCTGATGATGGGTTGAGTAGTTGTGTTGAGAGTCCCAGCGCTGTCAACAAGTGCCCAAGTCGCCGCATATTTGCTCATGTCTGGGTTCCATGAGTGACCCCCAAAGATAACTTGTCCCGTAGAACTGTTGAGGCCGATATTGGTGGCACTAGTCGAATAGGTACCCGGTTGGTAGTTGAAAATGTAGAACCAGCCGTCTTTAGGTTCAGGCCAAGACCCGCCACGCACAGCTTCAGCAACCTCCCCCATAGACCAGATACCAGAAGCAGCGCTAGAAGTGGGAAGGTTCTGTGGCCCTATCACAGAGCCATTCTCACCATAAGTCATTAGCGTGCAGCGATCTCGTCGTCCGTTAAACCAAGCGCTTTCAACTTGGCATCACCTGATGCTTTGTCTGCGGCCCGTTTTTCTTCCGCAGCAACTTCGGCGTCATGTTGGGCCTTCGCTCGTTCGGCAGCCGCTTCACGGGCGGCCACTTCTTCCGCTGTCATTTCAACGTAGCTTTGTTCGCCTGTCGAACAATCCACAATCGCTTTTGTAGGCATGGTTACTCCTATGAGTTTTCTATTCCGTAGAGGGTGAACGAGGTGCCCGACACGAAGTCGCCGTAATCGAGAGCAAAACTGATCGAAGTGATCGCTGAGGTACTATCCCAGCCACCGTTGCCCACAATAGCTATTGGGTCTGGGCCACCGACGGATGCGTAAGGTGTCATGAACGAACCCTGCACCCTGCATCTTTTCTGTCGTGAACCAGCGTAGGCCGGAATGTACATCTCGATAGCGCTGAAGTCGTCTTGGCTGCTATAGGAGTTCGGGGCGAGCGGTACTGCGATCTCCTGAGCGGATGTGGAGGATGTCCAGCCGTCCGTCACACCTGTCGAGGTTGTTCCTGTGGCGTAGCCGTAGGAAACGAAATAGACGGAACTCGTATCGCCATTAAATTGAATGTTCATCTTTTGGTACGGGAGCGTGTTGCCCCAAGAACCAGTCCAGTCGGAGTGAGCGCTTCCCAGAATTTTGAGGTCGTTGTAGCTTCCCGAGATACCTGAGAACGATGCGGACGATACGCCGCTAGCTGTCAGGGTTGCGAGTTTTGTGATCGTCATGGTTTATGCCCACCCTGCTAGCCAATATGAGGACTGCGCCATGAATTCCGTCCCTGCTGAGGGTTCAAGAAGTTCAATTTGGGTGATGGCGGCAGTGTTGTCCCATGCGCTGCTACCGAAACGAAGGGTGTAGATGCTGCTGGCGTCCGTTACCGAGGCCGTTCTATAAACCTGTTTGGCAAACGACGTGCTCGTGTAGTTCGGGATGATCCAACTGCTGAAGCCTTGAATGTTTGCTGTCCAACTGTCGAGCGCTAAGGCATTTGAGTAATACGTCTGAGTAAGGGCGTTCAGTGAGTAGCCTTCCGCACCGCCTGTTCCTGAACTGACATAGCCGTCATGGCCGCCGTAGTTGCTTCCCGAGTCACTGTTGAACCGCATTTGACTAGAACCGGGATAGGCCGAGGCGTAGGAACCACGAGCCGATATCTGAAACTCCAGATGAGTGTACGTCTGTGGAATGCTCGTCAAAGTGATTGAGCTTGCACCGGTAGACAGTGTGCCTTCGGCAATAATTTCAAAGTCAGCCATTAAGCCAGTCCAATTCCGAACAAGGTGAATAAGGTAGGCGTGTCGTAGTTGTAGGAGAGGCCGGGGTTGTAACCGCTTGAATTTATTTCGATTGTGGTGATAGCGCTAGCCACTGAGTAAGCGAAACCGCCTATGCCCGTGTTGTTACCACCTTGCTGGTTTGCGCCCTGCCAAATATGGCACGTTGTTCCGGTGCTGGCGTTGGAGTAGTTGGCGATGTCACACATCCAAATTTGTGAATCGTTGACGTTACCAGTCGGACAGTCGCCCATGTTGATCGTGCCAGAATTTCGACTGAACAGGTAGCTGGCATTAGATCCGTAGCCGTACATTACCGAGTAGCCGTAATTGCCTCCCGTACTGTCACCGTTAAACCAAATGCCGATGTTCGTACCAGTACCAACTCGTTTTCCTTGCGACATAACAATCCGCAACGACCGATACTTCTGAGGGATACTCGTGAACTCAAACTCTCCCGTCGAACCGTCGGCTGCGTACTGGGCAATGTATTCCATCGTCCCTTTGACATGAGTCGGCCAAGTACCGGCCCCCACATTCTCCGCAACCTCACCTATCTGCCAGACACCAGACGCAGTACTAGAAGTCGGAGCTACTTCGGCTCCGATCCTACTCCACGTCTTACCCGCCGAAATACCCGGCATTTATTAAATGTCAATCTCAAGAACAGATAACGTCACATCGACTTGCGCTGCTCCGTCACTATATACGTCAAGCACGTCGCCCGTTTCCAACACCTGCTTACCGGCGACAAGGCCGATAGCAGCGTTAAGAGGAACCGACACAGCTTTCGCTATGAACTCGGTAGTACCAGCAGAAGTGTCTGTCACAGTTGCGCTCACAGGGTGAGTGCCGGAGCCAATGTTTGCTGCTTGCATCTGCAACACAATTGCGACTTTCGAAGCCCCAACTGTGTACGTGTTTGAACCAGCCGCAGTATGAGCTTCCCAGTTAAAAACCTTAAATGTATTTGCCATGTCCTACCTCAGCTCAATGCCAAAATCAGAGGGATGGGCGACTCAGCAGCAGCCCAAACCAAACCAGTAGCAGCCGTAGAATCAGCAGTCAGTACCTGACCGTTCGTCCCGACCCCCAATCGAGTAACCGTGTCA